TGTTCCACGGGAATGAAGATATGCCAGCCTTATAAACACCCTCATCAAACAAAGGCTTTTCATCGCCAACCATTTTGGACAGGCCAATAGGCTGCAAAAGATCATTTTCTTTTGCATATGCAGCATTGATTGGCTGCTGGAGATCGTCAGCCATCACTTCTCTCCATGAAAGAACGGCTCTCCAGCTTCAGCAGTGCGGATGTGGACGCCGGGGATGTTGAGGGCGGGGTGCTGTTTGGTCTTGGCACGGCGCACTGGCTTGCTTGCGGATACCTTTTTCGCAACCGCAACAGGATCACCCTGCTCACCAAAAGCTTCCAGCGCCTTGTCTACGATTCCGCCGTCAGCATAACTGCCTTCTAGCCGCTCACGAGCCATGTTGTTCTGCAAATGCTGAAGCATAGCTGCGTCCTCGTCTTCTCGCGACATGTAACCTGAACCAACATGGCGGGGGAAATTGTAATAGTTGGTCAGCCGGTTGTACTCGGCATTTTCTTCAGGTGAAAAACTGCCGTGGCCGTAATCATAGGCTCGCGATCCAAGTTCGCGCAGGCGAGCGCGAAGCTCTGGGGAATCCGTCATGCCACCAGATTCACGATGCAAAACGTGCATAGCATGGTGAACTATACGATGATCTGGGCGTGGGGCTATGTAGCCACCGCGCTTTTCACCGCCGCCACCACCCCCGCCACCATCACCGCCGCCTCCTCCGTCGCCCCCACCATCGCCACCATCTCCCCCATCACCGCCATCACCGCCGTCACCGCCGTCACCGCCGTCTCCATCACCGTCGCCATCGCCGTCGCCATCATCCCCATCGTCTCCTTGGTCTGCTTCATCTTCAGGCTCAGTCGGAGGGGTTGGGGGTGCGGGATTTGCAGCATTCATTGCGTCTATCATGCTTTGCGGCATGTCAGCAGGGTCCATAACGGAAAGGCCCATAGGTGGCGCAGCAGATGGCGCACTTGCACCTACACTAGCGCCAGTAGTAGTGCCTCCAACGCCCGGTGCGCCTGTGCTAGACCCGGATGCGCCTTCAGGGCCGGGTCCAGCATCCATAGAATTTGCTGCTGCATCGGCTGCTTGGAATGCTGCTCCGGCTGATGTAGGCCCGGTTAAATCTGGGTTATCTTCAAGTTGTTCTGGCGTTGCAAATGGAGGCGGCGCAACAACTGATGGCTGCTGGACACCCGGCGTTGTCCCGCGAGATGCAGAGGGAGCAGGCGATGGCGCAGGAGCCGGTGCTGGCGTAGCTCCTATCTGCCCCCTTGAGCCGGGCATAGCGACATTTCCCATAGCGTCAATAACAGGATCAGAGCGGCTGGGCGCAACAAGCGCCCCAAACGGACTTGTTGATGGCTGTGCGGGAGCAGCAGCCGCTGGCGTTGTGCCTATTGTGTTAAGCGCGTTGCCAACTTGAGCGCCTACCTGTGCGCCAAGCGCAGCTTGATTAGCAGCAGACTGATTGGGCGCGGCCTGCTGCCCCGTGTACATGTTCCCAAAAATGCCGGGCGCAGGAGCCACAGAAGTGGTTTGGACAGACTGCGTAGGCAGAGGAGCATCCGCTACAGGAGCAGGCAGATCATACGATTCCACCGCGCCAATAGGAGCGCCAGTGAACGAGAAGCCGGGCGATGTTCCTGCGGGAGCAGACGGGCCTGTCGAGGTCGAAGACATGGGTCCATTAGGCGTAGGCGGGGAGCCGCCATAGCCATCAGACCCGCCGCCGCTGCCGTCATATGGTTGGTAGTAAGCAAGCGCGCCCTGCGGCACCGAAGGCTCACTAGCGCCCCGTTGAGGCGCAGCAGGCGGCTGGTAGTTGTTTGGCGGAACGTAGCCCGTGCGCAGCGGATCTACCGGCGGCACAGGCTGCTGGGCAAGCGTGGGGAACACGCCGTTAGTTTGCGGGAAAAGTTTTTTGGCAGTTTGGCTAAGTTGCTGGTCGGCAGAACTGTGGAGATCTCGCCACCGGGCTAATGCATCTCCGCCGTCAGCAAAACGCTGACGAGCAATGCGAAGAGCGTCTTGGATCAATGGATGGCGATTCATTAGCGCACCTTGGTTTAGCGTCCGCGCGTCAGCAGATGATGAATGATCTCAAGCGCCTTGTGCAGTGCAGCATCCTTGCCCCCGTTGCCGCTGACGGGCTTGGGAGCGCCGCCGCGAGCCTCTGCCTGACGCTCAAACATCTCAGGACGTTGTTCTCTCAGAGCCTTGTCGGCGCGGAAAAAGTCAGCCGCGCTGTCAGAACTGCCCCAATTGACGGGCGCACCACCCATTGGTTTATTAACCAATTCAGCATTGGATTGATAATCCTTGCCGGAGAAGATCTTAGACAGAAGATTTGACGGCGCAGCCTGCTGACCTGACGTAAGATCAATGGGTGTGCGATCCCTTTCCATCACCGGCCTGCGAGGAGGCATAACATCGCGCGGCATGGCTCTCATGCCATATGTTTCACCCGTTATTGAGCCATCAGATAACCCACGGTCTCTAAGATAATTTGCTCGTTCCCCATACTGCTCCCCAGCTATTGTCCCATCTGACAAGGGAGAAGTTGATGCGGCGGGCGCTCCAGCAGAAGGAGGGATTGTTCCAGTTGTCTCAACAGCTACCTTAAACGGATTGGTAGCGCGAGCCGAAGCTGTTAAAGCAGCGCGAAGGCGATCAGCCAAGGACAGCGACGGCGCTCCTTCGGCAGCAGCCGCAGTGGGCCTCGATCCGGTCCAAGCTGACCGCATGGCAGCAAGCTCTTCTGCGGTTAACTGGCGCGGGAACGCATATGTAAATGCCTGCCGGGCAGCAGGAGCAGCCGCAACCGTTTCAGCGGCAGGCGCAGCAGCTTCAGCCGCTCTAGCAGCAACGCCAAGCCGACCGAGACCCCCGCCGTAAACCAAAAGCGGAGCAAGCATCGCCCTGTAGGGATCATTGACGTAGTTAGGATCGTCCTCGGGGACGCGCATTCTGCGGGCTATCATGTTGGGCGTCAGGGGGGTACGATCAGCCATCACTCACCTCCAAGGGATTCGGGCTTAACGCCCCCTGTCCCGATCTGTTCTTGCCGGTCGATCTCCTGCATAGCTGGCTCGATCAGCGGGGAAACTAGTCCGGCGCTCTCAGGATGCACCGTCAAATTCTGAGCAAGATCAATGAGTTGCAGGCGCTCACGCGACACGCGATCCATTGACTTGCTACGCAACTCTTCTTCGGCCAAGGCCAGTTCGTTCTGGGCCTTCATCATGTCGATCTTGGCCTTCATCAGATCCGCCTCGCCCTTCATCTCTGCGGCGCGGGCCTTGGTCTGCGAGTCCATCATCGAGGCTTGCGCCTTCATCTCGTTGGTCTTCATCATCGCCTGCGCCTGAATCAGTTCTGGCGGAGGCCTGCTCTGCGCGCTCTGCGGCGCAAGGAACTGCTCGGGGTTGCTCCAACCGATGGCTTTAAGAGCCGCCGTGTCGATGGCGATTGGGTCGTACATCGAGGGGCTGGCCGACTGTAGCTGCTTCAACGCCATCACCTTCATGAGGCGTTGCGTGTGGCTGGCCGTGTTGGGATCAGCCTGTGGGATCAGTTCGCAGTCGTTGAGCGCCTGCACGAAGGTCTGCTCGCTCCACGGATAGGACGGCTTGCCCTTGCGCTGCCAGAAGCTTTCCGGGTTCTCACGGAAGCAACGAGCCAGAAGTTGGAACTCTTCGGCCTGCGCGCTGTGCATGCGCTTGTGGACGGCGTTCAGGATCTTCGTGGCCTGCTCAATCATGGCGAGGGTAGTGCCCACAGGGGCATCCGCCCGACCCTCTCCTACGGCCATCTCTGCCGTTCCTCCGACACGCGCGCCAGTGGTCGCCATGTTCTCGGTTAGGTTCATCAGGCCAGCGCCAACGTCCTTGTAGGGGAGCGGCATAATTGCTTGGTTGATGGGCTGACCGCCGGTCTTGACCAGAGCGCCGCCACCGGGAGGAACACGGAAGATGTTTGTGTTCTGCCGCGCGCCCGTGTCAGCCATGAGGAAGCCGGGGAAATTGGCATACATGCCAGCGTCCAGCATTTCACGCCACGCAGCCGTCAGGGCGTTGGTGGTGTTCCCAAGAATGTGCAGGAGCCCGAGGTCATAGAAGCCCATGCCCGGAACAAAGGTGTACTTGACGAAGTTCTGGCGGGCCGTAGGAAGCTCGGCATCATCCTCATCGAAGTTGCGGACAATCGACAGGATCTCCTTGGTGGAGACATCAATCGTCACGCGGTACGGAATCTCAAGGCCGCTGATCTTTTTCTTGTACTTATGCTCAAACCCGCCAATATCGAGTTCGCAATAGCACTCATAGATCTCGCGGTCGCGGTCTTCCGGGTTGAAGCTGTCACCAGAGATACCCTGCTGGGCGTTCTTCTCGCGCTGCACACTGTCAAGATCAATCGGCTTAGGATCAGACAGGTCGATGTCGCGGTAAACCCCGAGGATCTGCAAACGCTTCACCGTCGAAGGGCGCATCTTGGTGCGGTGCGTCACGCGCTTGGCGTTGCGCAAATCAGTGGCGCTGTTGCTGACGATCAGGTCATCGGCATCCACACTCTCGCTCACCGGGCGATTCCGCAACGGGCAGTAGTAAACCTTTTTGAAGCTTGTCCCGCCAAAGCCCAACATAAGAAGCATGCGGTCGGTGTCGGGGTAATACTCGCTCGCCACCGCCGTCAGGTAGTGGTTCAGGTCCTTCTCAAGGGCGTTGCCAAGGGAATCCTGCTCAATGGTTGACGCTACCGCATCGTTGCGAACCTTTACAGGCCCATCGGTGGGTAGCATCTCGCTGCGAGCGTTCGCTTGGAACCGCAGCACTGCTTCAAGCAGCAGCGGGTGGCGGATACGGGACATACCTTCCACCGGAGCGCCATCAGCCGCTCCCTGCAAACCGGGGATCTCGATCTTCAAGCCCAGCAGCTTAATGCCCTGCGCTCGGTCCTCGATCCATTCGCGGCGGCTCTCGATGTCGTCGCCAATGCCGCGCATCAACTCTTCGGAAATACGGGTTAGTTCCCCGCCATCAATGTCATCAACAAGGTTGCGGAACCAATCTTTAGCCCGCTCGGCCTCGCTCTCTTCGCCGCCGATTCCCTTGCCATTGAGAGAGATCGAGATAGAGCCATCGGGATGCTCGATGCGAAGGATGTTGCCCTTGTCGTCCTTGTCAACCGCAGGCGCGTCATCATCAACGTGGACAACAAGATCGTCGTCGTTAGACGCGACAGATGGCATCTCCGGGGCTAACTGGCGAATGTTGGGCACAAGCCCCGGCGTCATCGGCATGGGTTATCCCTTTGAAATATCAAGATTTTCCATCTCTTCGACAAAGCGTCGAATGCCCTCTTGCGCAGCGATTGTATCCGATTGCGCCATGATTTCATAGTGACGAACGAAGTTGTAGGGGGCTTGACCCCATACCTCAACCCTAAAGTTGCCAATGGTCTTTGGCGTGTTTGGCTTGATCACTTCAACGGTGGCGCTGGCAAGTACCCGTGGCATTGGAATCCCCTATTGAGGGGTTCAATATAGCACGAATGTGGTGGGCTGGGCGAGGGCTCCAGCATCTTGGGTGCTGCTGATCAGGCAGGGCCTCACTGGTCTATCCAGCCACCGATTCTCAAATACCATAGAGCGGCGCGGGAGGCGAACCCACATGCTGCATCTGAGCCTCAAGGTCGGCGGTAAACTCATCGCCACGGGTCAACAGCCCGATCTCGCGCAGATGGCGCAGCGCCATGCTCACGGTATCCACCAAGTCGTCATGCTTGCCCTTCGGGAATGTGCTGACCTGTGTGATGACCTGATCGGCCCATGTTCTGTCCGGCGCGTAAATCATGCCCTCCGCGAACAAGTGCTGCACCGAGTACAGCCGAGAGAGCTTGTCTTGGCTCTTTGGGTCGATCAACTGCACGGCCCAATCCTCATGGCTGTAAAGCCTGCGGATTTCCTGCGCTACACTGATGCCCGCCGCCTTGTTCTCGATGAGGATCTTGTCCACCTTGAACTTCCGCATGCTCTCCGAGACCTTCAAGACCAACTCATGAAGCTCCAAACGCTCCTGCCAAGCAAATAGCAGCATCAGCTTGGGATGCTCCTCGGTATAAGTGCGCTTGATCATCGAAATGGTTTCGGAATCGCGACCGATCACACGGTTGGCAATCGCGGTCTGCTCGCCGCCGGAGAAGACGCCCCATATGCTCAAGGCAGAATAGTCGTTCTCGGTTTTGGTGGTGTATGCAGTGTCCA